CAGGGCTGTTGCGATGCATTGGAGAAATAGATGGTGGATTTTTATATGTTAGTGTGACTGGTCTGTCTGTTGTTATAAATTCGCCAGAACTATCTTTGGTTATGTATAGAGTCCAAAGCCTCTCGCCTAGTGATGTTAGAACCTCTGGGGCAAGTTGTATTTCTGTCTTTATTTGAGCTTCTCTTGAAATGGAAACTGTGTAAGTGCCACGTTCATAAAAATTCTTCATTTCCTCATAAGTTATATTCCCGCGAATAGGCCCTCCTGAGTTCTCCATTTGCTTCATCTCGGATTCCCATCGCTCCTTTGTAGCAAGTGTTAAGCCCATTACTGTTTTCGCAACGCGCTCTTTAAAGTCTCGCATATTTTCTCTCATCTCTGGCGATCTAACGGATAACAAAGCCATAAGGTTCATGGCTAGATTTGCATCTTCGCCGCAGAATTTTTTGCTCTTGTCAATGCGTCGGATTGCTTCAATGCATTCATTCTCCATTTTTGATAGTTCGTTTTCAATATGGTTTGGAGAATATCCTTCAATATCTATGCGCATAAAGTCTCGTTCGCCACAGATATTTCTAATATTTGCTTGATATGTTTCACCCTTATCGATGTCTAATACATTTATATACCAGTTCTTTTTTCGCTCGTTGGAGAAGCCACGCAAATATGCTTGTGGTATGTAATGATGATGCCGCGCCTGATTAGACATATCTTTGTTAATTTGTGTTGAGTTCGTTTAGTAAATAAAATTTTTGATTTTAACTGATTTGCCTTTTTATTTAAAACAAGAATAGCTCTACTCCAACGGTGAGTGAGTGTTGGTTGCAATCGACCATACGAGCGCTCTTGCCAGAGTTCGACGGTCGGGTCTCAATACTTAACACTGAAGGCATGGCCCAAAGATACATCGGTAAGTCCGATCCATCGAAAAAATTTGTTGCCCCGAAGAAGTTGGCTGGATCTGTGACGGCAACGATGCGCGCTTACATAGCTGCTGCGCGGGCGGCAGGCTATCCCTACTACGTCTATACCCTTTCAGACGGAGGAGGCGTGTTCTACGTCGGCAAAGGCACGCGTGATCGCGTGTTTCAGCATGAACGCCTGAGCGACACCGACCGTAATGCAGTGAAGCAGGCGCGCATTCGTGCATGCGGCGTGCCCTTCAAAGACGTTGTTGCGTTCTTTCAGTATGAAGATGACGCCTATCGTTTTGAGACCGAGTTGATAGCTGACAACGCAGAGACCCTGACCAACATCAGTAGCGGGACAGTGACATCTGAGCAGGCCGCCCGAGCGCGAGCGCAGGCGTTGCTTGATGGAATGCGGAGTTTTGACGACTGGGTACCAACGCTCTCCCCAGACAAGATGGCCTGTTGTGCTCGTCTCGGCGGGTCACTGCGCGGGTTCTACGACCAGCTCAGAGCCGCTGTCGTCAGCGTGATCGAGAACCCAGCAACTCGGATTTTCTTGCCTCACCGCAAATACCCGGGCGAGGAGAGGCCGCATGTCTGAGAGCTCGTCTTCAACCAAGAAGCCCGCCGACTGGGAGCGCATCGAGCTGGACTACCGGGCCGGCATCAAGACCCTGCGCCAGATCGCTGACGAGCACGGCATCACCCATGGCGCCATCAACAAGCGCGCCAAGCGTGATGGATGGGAGCGTGACCTGGGTGTGAAGATCCAGGCCAAGGCTGATGCCCTGGTATCCAGGGAGGCGGTATCCAGTCAGGTATCCATGGATACCAAGGTCCGCGAACGAGCCGTCATCGATGCCAACGCCCAGGCCGTCGCCGACATCCGCTTGGCCCATCGCCGCGACATTCATCGGGCACGGCGGGTCACCAACTCCCTGATGGATGAACTGGAGCGGATGGTCGGCGCCGAGAACGTTGCTCTGCTCGAGGAACTGGGCGAGCTGATGCGCCAGCCAGATGACAACGGGCAGGACAAGCTCAATGACCTGTATATGAAGGTCATCAGCCTGCCCGAGCGGGGCAAGTCCATGAAGACCTTAGCCGAGTCCCTGCGCATCCTTGTGGACATGGAGCGGCAGGCATTCGGCATGGACCCGAAAACAGGGCCTGGACAAGGGCCCAACGGTGATGGCGCTCCTCCTCGTGTCACCGTTGAGTTCGTGAAGCCGCCGGTTCGCCAGGAGGATGGCGATGAATGAGGCCCCGCATGCGCTCCTGCAGTTGCCCGAGAAGCTCCGTGACATCTGGCTGCCTCGCCGCTACAAGGTGATGCACGGTGGCCGGGGCGGGGCCAAGTCCTGGTCTGTGGCGTCGGTGCTGCTGCTCATGGCGGCGGACAGGCCTCTGCGTGTGCTGTGCGCGCGCGAAGTCCAGAAGTCGATGCGCGATTCGGTGCACCGCCTGTTGAAGGATGCCATTGTTCGAATGGGACTGGAGTCCTTCTTCGAAGTGCTCGATACCGAGATTCGCGGCGCCAACGGCTCGCTGTTCCTGTTCACCGGCCTGCAGAGCCACACTGTGGACTCGATCAAGTCCTTTGAGGGCGTGGATCTGGTGTGGGTGGAAGAAGCCCACGGCGTGAGCAAGAAGTCCTGGGATGTGCTGATTCCGACTATTCGCAAGGAAGGCTCCGAGATCTGGATGACCCTGAATCCGGACATGGACACGGACGAGACCTATGTCCGTTTCATCGACAAGCCCAGCCCGGACACCTGGGTCTGCGAGATCAACTGGCGCGACAACCCATGGTTTCCGGCAGTGCTGGACCAGGAGCGCCGCAAGTACAGGGCCACCAATCCCGAGGACTACCCTCATATCTGGGAAGGGAAGCCGCGCCGCGTGTCGGCGGGATCCATCTACCGCCATGAGATCGAGGCCCTGTACGAACAAAAGCGGATCTGCGCTGTGCCGTATGACCCGACATTGCCCGTTCACACGATCTGGGACCTGGGCTGGAATGACGCCATGACCATCGGCTTCGTGCAGCGCGGGCCGCAGGACCTGCGGGTCATCGACTACATCGAGGACAGTCATCGGACCCTGGATTGGTATGTGGCCCAGATCGAGAAGCGCCCGTTCCGCTGGGGTACCGACTTCCTGCCGCATGACGGCCGCACCAAGAACTTTCAGACCGGCAAGAGCACCCAGCAGCAGCTCACGGCCATGGGCAGGCGCAGCGTTGTGGTGCTCAGCGCAATGAACGTGGAAGAGGGCATCAAGGGCGCTCGAATGATCTTCCCCCGCTGCTATTTCGACGAGACCAAGACCGCGCGGCTTATCGAGTGCCTGCGGCGGTATCGGCGGGACATTCACCAGAAGACGGACGAGCCCATGGGCCCCATGCATGACGAGTTCAGCCACGGCGCGGACATGTTCCGCTACATCGGCCAGGCAGTGGACCTGATGACGAATGCCGCCATCGGCGAATACCAAGAGGCGCCAGCCCCGGTCTATTACTGAGGACGACACCATGAGCACCGCCCAGAACTACGCAGAAATTGACCCCGTGGACACGCCCGACGGCGATGTGCCCCTCACCCTGGCCGAGTACCGGTCCATTCACGAAGAGATCGATGCCCAGCCCAGGGCCTGGCGCCGCACAGCCGACCGTGAGATGGACTATGCCGACGGCAACCAGCTGGAGACAGAACTGATCCGGCACATGAAGTCCCAGGGCATCCCAGTCGTACGCGAGAACCTGATAGCGGGCAGCCTGGAAGGCATCCGGGGCTACGAGAAATCCACGCGCACGGACTGGCGCGTGACCCCGAATGGCCAGCCTGGAGGTCAGGACGTCGCGGACGCGATCAACTTCAAGCTGAACGAGGCCGAGCGCAATGCCAAGGCGGACGATGCTTGCAGCGACGCCTTCTATCCGCAGATCGGCGTGGGCATCGGGTGGGCCGAGGTCAGCCGATCCGATGATCCCTTTGGCTATCCATACCAGTGCCTGGCCATTCACCGCAATGAGATCCATTGGGACTGGTCTTCCATCAAGCCCGACCTCAGCGATGCACGTTGGCTGCGGCGCCAGCGCTGGATGCATCCTTCTCGCATCGCGCGCGTCTTCCCGGAGCATAAGGAGCTGGTGCGCCAGTTCGGGCGCGCTGGCGTCAACTGGTGGAGCGGGTACGACACCATGGACGCGGGCGCGAGCACGGGCCTGTCGCGGGCCTGGGACGTGGCTCGGGAATGGACCACCATGGAGGACCGTTGGCACAACCCCATCAGCAAAGAGGTTTGCCTGACCGAGCTTTGGTATCGCCGCTGGTCTGACGTTGTGGTGCTCAAGAGCCCGGACGGGCGCGTGGTCGAGTACGACGAGAACAACCCGGCCCATGTCTATGCCATGGTCAACAAGGCCGCGAAGTCCATGCGCGCCACAGTGGCCAAAATCCGCCGCAGCTACTGGCTGGGTCCGCACGTCCTGTTCGACGGGCCCACGCCCTATGCCCACCGCCACTTCCCATACGTGCCTTTCTGGGGATTCAGGGAAGACAGCACCAACGTGCCCTATGGCTACATCCGCAACCTGCTGGACATGCAGGACACGTTGAACAACGGGAACTCGCGGCTTCGCTGGGGCATGGGCGCGTTCCGGACCGAGCGCACCAAGGGCGCAGTGGACATGACTGATGACCAGTTCCGGCGCACCATTGGCCGCCCGGATGCCGACATCGTGCTGAACGCCGCGCACATGCAGCAGAACGGCGCGCGGTTCAAGGTCGAGCGGGACTTTCAGGCCACGGCGCAGCAGCTGGAGCAGCTGGAGAACGCCCGGCGCGCGATCGAGCGCGTGAATCCGGCGGCTGCCGGGGCTTTCTCGGGGCGGCGCGGCACTGCCACCAGTGGCGTGCAGGAGCAGACCCAGGTGGATCAGGCCAATCAGTCGCTGGCGTACATGATCGGCAACTTCAAGACCAGCCGCACCATGGTGGGCGAGCTGCTGATGAGCATGATCGTTCAGGACCTGGGCCAGGATGAGCAGACCATCATCATCGAGGGCGATGCCATCACGGTAGACCGGGCTGTGACCATCAACAAGCCCGAGGAAGATCCGGTAACAGGCATCCCCTATCTGTCCAACGACCTGCAGCGCACGCGCCTTCTGGTGGGCCTGGAGGACGTGCCCAGCAGCAGCACATTCCGAGCGCAGCAGCTGAGCACAATGAGCGAGGTGGTCAAGTCCATGCCGCCCCAGTTCCAGGCCGTCACCATGCCGATGATGGCCAGCCTGATGGATGTGCCGTTCAAGCGGCAGCTGGTGGATGCGTTGAAGGCTGCTGCCGCTCAGGAATCTCCAGAGCAGGTTGAGCAGCGCATTCAGCAGGAGGTGCAGGCAGCCCTGGCCAAGGCTGGCCACGAGCTCAAGGCGCGCGAGCTGGACATCAAGGAACGGCTCACTGATGCCCAGATCAAGGACACCGTCGCGGCAGCCGTGCTCAAGGGCGTGCAATCTGCCTTCAGTTCGATGCAGGGCGGGGCCCAAGTGGCCATGAACCCGCTGATCGCGCCCATCGCCGACTCCATCATGCAGGGCGCGGGCTACCAGAAGCCGAATCCAGGTGGCGACGATCCAGACTTTCCGGTGCCGGGCGAGGCGGACGGCGGTCCAGCGCCGCAGTCGGGCGGTCCTGGCGCGGCCGGTGACATCGGCCAGGTGCGCGACAACACCAGCCCCTCATTCCCGCCAGTCCCGCAGGAGCCGTCGCGCGGGGTGCGAGGTTTAGAAACGCCCGCGACAGAGGACAATTTTTAGGAGCCTTTGTAATTAGCTCAAGGACACGTCTTCTGCTGCACGGTCATATATGTATTTTTGACGAAGGGCGGCGACCTGAATAACTGCGGGAACAGTCACGCGGTAGGCTGATCCCGCAATATCAACAGCAGTCCACACACCGGTCACCACCCAGCCGATTGGCCCTGTAAGGATGGCCATTGTTCTTGTCAATGCGGCATTGCCTGCCAATGAAAGGCCCCGGCCTATGAGGGCTTTTAGAACGGCGTTGACAACAATGAGCGTTAGTTGATATGACTTGAAACCTCCCAGTCGGAAGACGGCCTGAAAGACCGCAGTCATGGCTTCGGGTGTTGCCCCTACCACGCTCTTAATTCCTGCCGCTTTTGCCAGCTCTTGAAGTTCTTCGGGGCTCATTTTCTCTATTGCGTCCTCCAGAATTTTCATCAACAAGTTTGCTTCAATTTTCTCTGCGCTTGAATTTTTGTTGTAGTTGACCTTGAGCTTGTCACAAACGTCCTGAAGCACTTCCTTGTACTGAACGCCCTTTCCCCCACGGAGCAGCGTGACAAATGTATTCCCCCCGAAGCACTGAATTTCTGCAGCGATGGGTTTCCAGTATTTTTGGTGATCAGGATAGTGCGTTTTGTAGAGGTCATTGGTGGTGAGCTCTTCGGTGTAGCGAACTTCTCCGTCTTTGTCATGCGTTAGGCAGTAGACCAGATCGTTCAAATCCTCCGAGCGGAGTGATCCCAAAAATTCCAAGTCCTCGTCTTCCCTGTAAGCCATCTGGATTCCTATTGGTGAATGATCTTGCTCTGATGTTTTTAATTGTAACTGCTGATTGAGTCAGAAGAGGTCAGGGCGACGCAACTTCACTCCGTCTAGGGTTGGCTTCTTCTTCATCGTCCTTTCAAACTGCTTGACAAGCCCTTGAAGCGTTCATTGGCGAGGTTCCGAAGCGCTTTGGCGCTGCGGATTCAAGAGCAGATGGCGCGGCGCCCAGGCGCTGCACCGGATTGCTGGCCCTTTGCGGCCACGGCGATATGTGGCGGGACAGGCATGACGACATCACACGAGAGTTTTTACAGCAGCATCGACGGCGCACTGACGCCGGAGCAGGCCGCCCAGGCATTGGCACTGGCGGAATCGGGCGATACCGGCGACAAGCCGGAACCTGGTGGCGCGCCCGCGACCACCGCTGCACCGGATGACAAAGGCGCCACCGAGGCTGGCACCACAAGCGAACAGCAGGCTGCACCTGCTGCGGGCGGCACCGAGGGTGTGAAAGCCGTTCCTGAATCCGAACAGACCGCGGACAACACCGTGGTTCTGGCGCGGGACGGCAAACACACCATTCCCTTTGACGAGGTGCTGAAGATCCGCAAGCAGCGCGACGACGCACAGGCCACTGCAGACAACGCCCAGCAGCAGCTGGCCGCCCTGCAGGCCGAAGCCCAGGCGCGGGCAGACGCCGGACAGGCCCCGACCAAGACCGACACCATGGCCGCACAAGCGCAGGCAGCCATTGATGCGGGCGCGGACGCGGACCTTTTCGGCGACTTCTCCGAAGCCGGCTTGCGGGATGGGCTGCTCAAGCTCCACCAGCAGTCCCGTGAACAGCTCCGTAACGAGCTGCGCGCGGAACTGCAGGAGGAGCTGAAGAAGGAATTGCAACCGCTGCGTGAGCAGCAGTCCAAGTCCTCCTCCGATGCCCATTTGGATGCCATCTATACGGCGCACCCCAACGCGGACTCCATCGTCGAGAGCGCTGAGTTCAAGGCGTGGGTGGACTCGCAGCCCAGCGTGGTCCGCAACGCCTATTGGGGCCTGTTCGACGCGAAGAACGGCGGTACCTCCGCCGAAATCGTGGAGGTGTTCGACGCCTACAAGGCGGCGACCGAGAAACCCTCGTCTCAACCCGCTGCGGACCCCAAAGCCGCGGCAAAGGCCGCCACTGAAGCCGTGCGGGCCGGCCCTCCCTCGAGTCTCTCCAGCATTCCTGGCGGGCGCGTGGATGGTCTGTCGCCGGATGAGCGGATGGCTGAACTGAGTGGCGTGGATCTGCTGTATGCGATGGAGGGCAAGACGCCCGAGCAGATCACCGCCTGGCTGAACAAACAGATGTAAAGGAGGTCCACCGTGTCCGACACCAAGACCAGCACTCCCTATGGTCACCCTGGGACCATGATTCAGCAGGCCGTGGGTGTGTTCCACACCTGCATGCAGCGCCGCACCACGCTCAACCGCCTGACCGGCAAGATGCCGACTGAGTCGGACGCCGTGGCCGGCACCAAGCGCCAGACCAAGCCCACGATGCCGATCGTGCGTGCGGAGGACCTGGGCAAGGGCAAGGGCGATGAGGTCGAGTTCCAACTCGATCAGCCCATTGGCAGCTACCCCATCATGGGCAGCGAGTTTGCCGAGGGCAAGGGCGTGGGCATGAGCTACGAGAACGCGCGGTTCCGTGTGAACCAGGCGCGCTTCCCCATCGACATGGGCGACCAGATGTCGCGCATCCGCACGCCCTACGACCTGCGCAAGTTTGGCCGGCCCAAGGCTCAGCGCCTGATGGATGACTACATCGAGCATTCGACGTTGGTCCACCTGGCCGGCGCGCGCGGCTTCAACGACCACCTGATCGAATGGCGCGTGCCGCTGGCATCACACCCCAAGTTCTCCGAGATCATGGTGAACCGGGTGAAGGCGCCTACGCGCAATCGCCACCTGGTGGCAGGCGCGGGCGCGGTAGGCGAAGTCAAGGCCAATGCCGGCGAGCTGGTGATCGCCAGCGCGGACACGCTGAGCATGGATGTGGTGGACGCCGTGCGTTCGTGGATGGACCAGATCCCGCTGCCGCCCCCGCCCGTCGAGTTCGATGAGGATCTGGCCGCCACGGACAGCCCCATCCGAGTGCTGCTGGCATCGCCGGCACAGTACAGCGGCTTTGCCACGGACCCGAACTTCCGCGCGTTCCAGGGC